TTCCCAACAAGGTTTTGATACTTTTGGTACAATTATTTCTTTCATATCTTTGTATGATTAAGTTAATATTAAGCTATAAATATACAATTTCGTGTTATTTTAGTTATTGTGAATAAGGATGAAATAAGAGGTTGGGTTATAAGCCACTAATCACACTTATTCCACTATCCACACTACTTCCAAATATTTCGCAACCAAAAAAATAGAACTCTAACCACTATTCACTGGTAACAATACCCTTATTAGTAATAATTGTAGTTAGGATTTACTCATTCAACCAGATTGTTGGATTAGAGTTCTAAATAAGTTAAAGGCTAATAATCTGACTTGGCAGTAAATACCTATGTAATGTACACCAGATAGTACTCTTTAGTTCCTGAGTAGTATTAGCCCTAATAAAATATACACCTATTATATATAGGTGTAACTAATTCTTGTCATACTCAATCATATCCTGGATAGACATGAGTACACCTTGATAAATTACCATAAACTGTTTATGTATTTAGTTGGACAATAAAGACATATTATATAAAGGTATATACTACACATCCAACTAAACACTAAATCTAACAACCCCTTCTCATAATCTGGGGAATTTGTGTAGTATATACCAAGTATTTTTATGTTATAGAGAATAGTTATAGAGAATAGTTGTGGCTAGACTTTACTCCCTGCTATTGACAAGTTGTGGCTAGGTTCACTGCACCATAATGGCACAACTATTACTCTATATAGTACTAATTTTATTTGCAATTATTATTTAGTACTAACAATGTATGCCTACATTGTACTATAAGTTAAAATAATCCTAGCAAGGTTACAACCCTTGAAATGGCTAATTAGTTATATTACTACCCAAATCAGCTAATTTATAATTATATGCGAAATAAAGAACTCAATAGCACACTAGGATTATATATTAATAAAAGTAAACTCTCACAAGGTTGCACCTTGAAATGTTAATTACGCATTTTTCACATAATACTCTGAGCTGGGTTGAGGACTCCTATTCACCTCCAGTAGTAGTAGTTTCCGAAACTATTTATCCTGACCTATTATGTGCCTGCAATTGGATGAGAGTTGAATAATATTCTGTACCTAATACATTGCACATTAGTTGCACATATAGCACATTTCTTTAAATATATCTCAAAAGTCCTGAATAAACTATACCTTTAAGACTAAATAGGAGAAAGAAAATAACAGAGGCTTATGCCCCTGCTATTAACTTCTGAACAGTTTCTCCTGTGTTAGGATTAGTTCTTGTTACTTCCTGCAATTTGAATGGTCTTTCAAGAATAGTCTTGTTATCAACACATTCCTGCATTTTAACCTTTGCAGTATCAGAGTAAGTATCCTTCATAATTTCCCAATGGAACTGCATTCCTAGGGTTTGGAAACCAAACTCATCTTCAGTAATTTGCTGACATAGATGAGATACTCTGTTAGACTCTGAAAAGTCTTTTCCTAAAGCAATAATTCTGAATTTCATAGTATGATAAGATTAGGTGAATACTATATTCAATGATAGGGGCACTATGCCCAATGCCAAAAGTTGGTGGGGGTTGAGGTTGAGGTCTTCAGTTCTCACAGTTTTATAAAATTTTTTTTAAAAAAATACCCCCGCTAACTTTTGGATTATAAAGTTCATTCTCAAGTCATTACAAAAAATTTTTCCAAAAAATTAGATTTCTAACTATACTCTACAAAAAAATTTTTAAAATTTTAAAATAAAATTTAGAAAATTTTGACCAATTGTTTTGGAAATTTCAAAAATATAGTTTATATTTGCCAGGTAATCCCTATAATCTAAGAGCTTGTTATGGATTAGCATTGGCTCACAGAGAATAGGATCAGCACCCCCAAGGGCAGAAATGATGGAGGGGAGAACAGGGGCAAGTAGATACACTCTTGAAATAATAGAGAAACATAGTGTTGAGGTACTCCTGTATTACAGAAAGATGAAGTATAACTCAGTGTAAAGGAGATATAGGCTAGGGTGAGATTGAGAAGCCTCTCTACAGTTAGTAATAACTGGACGGCATAACCAAAACGGCACTGAATAAAACTGAAATTAAGTGGAATCTCTCTGCATACTACCATTTGCAGGGAATAATCTATTTAAAGATATTCTAAGTAAGCCTGATTAGTTCAGTTGATAGAACGGCTGATTTGTACTCAGTTGGTGGGAGGTTTGATTCCTTCATCAGGCTCTAAATAGTGGGTAGGATTGGTATCCCATTTACTCTCATAAGGTAAACTTAGCAGGTTCAATTCCTGCACCCGCTACAAATTCTCCATCCTTATATGTTCTTATAAGGAATTAGTGTCTCTTCAGACAATTAAAATCTTTCTCAACTCCAGAGAAAGATTTTTTTATTTTATAAAATTCTTGTAAAAATATTTGCATTGTATTAAAATATTTTGTATATTTGTAACTATAAAATTATAGTTATGGATAAATATAATTGGAAGGAGGAAGGTATGGAGTATAGAACTTATAGAGGACGCCCTATCAGAAAGGGTATAGATGATTTAAAATGTATACACCCGTGGGGCCCAACTGCACAAGGAGATACTTCTTACGCAGATAGGATAGAGGATAGTAGTGATTGGTTAGCATTTCAGTTTGATGAGTGTGATGAGCATGATGCTGAAGGTATAAAGTTAGCAATTGCTAACAGGATTAAATGGAATGAGGACTATATAGCAGAACTTAAAAGAACTGGAGAATATGGTAAAGAAACAGAAGGGATAACACTAGTATTACAATATGATCCAATATTTGATGAGCCTAATAGGGGTAAAAGTGTATTAGGAGATTATAGTTTTGATATATTTGACTTTTAGTAAAGATGCTGAAACTAAAATATAGAATATGGACAAAGTAAACAAAATTTTATCATTAACAGATTTAAAGCCGACAGAGAGGTTAATACTTCTGTTTATTAGTGAACACCCTGAGCAATGTGAATCTAATATTCCTATTGCACATAGTGTAGGAGTTAGCCTACCAACTGTAGTAACAGGATTAAAGAATTTAAGTGAGAAGGGATTTGTTACAGTAAACTATGAAACTGATGAACATACTTCTCCAGTTAGAAAAATAACTTTAAATTTATAACAATGTATGTTCCAGGATTAAGAGATAGTATTTATGTACAAAATCCTTTAAGGATGTCCAAAGTAATATATGATTGCTACGAACCTAAATATAATTCCGAATGGTTATTAAAGAAGAAAAGTAAACTAGTAGATAAGTTTTATAGAAAAAGAATATTAAGAAATAAACTAATAGTATACCCATTAACAATTTTAGCAGGATTTATAGGATTGAGTAGTAGTATATATGGGGTATATCTATTAAATAAAAATTTTCATTTAAGTGGGAATTCTGGGGCAATGTTAGGAATTAATGTTGCTTTAATTACAATAGCCTGTGGATTTTATGCTTACTCTAAATTAGAGGATAAATTTCCATTTGATAATTGGTCAATAAGTATTAATAATAGAAAACGTAAATAAGTATGAGAGAAGTTAAAAGATTAAAAGTAGTTTTTATTAATAAGGAAACTATGACTAAGATTGAAAATGTTCATAGGATTATAGTTAGACCTACTTATGATGGTGAGTTAATAGCAACTTACTATGACGCTAATGGATGGAATTATGAAGTAGAAATTAAAGTTTTAACTAGTTATTATAATGAATAAAGAAACTAAAATATCAGAAGCAATTAGAGAATTTGTATTCAGTTTGAACAAATATTCTCCACAACCATTAGAAACAATTAAAATAGAAGTTCCTTATTATTTATATAAGGAAATAGAGTATGAACTTGGAGATAGATTTAGTCAATATCAAGTTGGACCAAACGAAAAACCTTTAATTATAACAATTTTTGGCAATAATATAAAAGTTGAAGTTGGATGCAAAGAAGTAAATGATTTTTTAGTGCAAGAAAAATTACAACAATGTTTTAAAATATTAACTTCTTATTATGATGGAAAATAATATCAATCATCCAAAACACTATAACCAATTACCTATAGAATGTATAGATGTAGTTAAACACTTTGACTTTATAATAGGTAATGTAATTAAGTACTGTTGGAGAGCAGGATTAAAGAATAGTGATACAGAGTTAGAGGATTTAAAGAAGGCTAAGTTCTATATAGAGTATAAAATTAAAATGTTAGAAGATGGACAAGCTAGTAAATAAGTTTGAAGATATATATTTTGAACATGTAATGTATAAAGATGATGAAGCTTTTAAATCTGTTAAAATATATGTAGAAGAAACTAAGAAGATTGCTGTTGAATTTAGTAAGTGGGTAGAATCTAATTTCTATAGGCAACCATTTACTCAAGAATATAGTAGAGTTACCAATGACCCTACATTATGGCCTGAAAATTTTAGAAGGGTTGGTGTAGAGGAGTTATTTGACAAATTTATAGAAGAATATTATGTTTAACACTTACATAAAACTACAGAAAGGTAACTGGACTGCATATCATATATGGGATATGAGATTTAGTACTAAGGAATATGAAGATATGGGATTTAAAGTAACAATATTAAAGTATGAATAATGAAGAGAAACTAAATAGATTAATAGCAATACTCAATGAGTATGTTAACTACTTAAAGTTGTATAGTGAAGTAGAAGTTAGTGTATTTACTAAGACTACATTACTATGTGCAACTTATAAATTGGATGAATTTGGTAGAACTGTAACTGATAAGTTATATGATGATAAAATTAAACCTACTCAGTATGTAATGGTTAAATATAAATCTCCTAGGTTTAGTTGGATGAATCCTACTGGATATGAATCTATAGAGTTCCCATTGGAAGATTTAGACAAGAGAATTGAACATTATAGAAATAAATTAAAATGTTTGAAGGAAAAGTTGGAACCAATAAAATAATTTGTATATTTGTAAAAATTTTAATAATTAAACTATGGATAGAGTAAAAGCAATTGAGAGTTTTATTTTACAAGGAGAAGATGTACTCCTTGAGGTTATTGAGAAGAAGACTAGTGTAATACTAATGGCTGATGATAAAGGGCCTGAAGCAGATTACCTAGTTATAGTAAATAAAGGTGATAGGGTTAATTACAATGTTGGAGATATTGTACTTAGATTTAATCCTACTAGAGCAACTGGATATGATTATCAAGGTAAACATTATGTACTAACACATCAAACTAACATTACCTTGGCTTGTAAGAAAGAAGATTTTATTAATAGTAATTTAACAGTAAACTAAACTATGGAACAGCAAAATCAAGAGCAACAATTAACTAAACAACAGTTATTGGAGATTCAGAAACAACAAAGAGCAGCAGAACAAAGGAGAAAAGATGAGAAGAAGTTCTTAAAGGAACAAGTAGAATTTCAAGAGTTAGAAATTAAGTATATGGAGAATATGATGTACTTACCTCAACTTAGAGCACAATTTAAGAAATTTATTGATGAGATGAATAACCCACCAGTAAAAATGCAGGAAGAGAATACTGCCATTAAAACTGATATAGGGATTGAACTTCCTGACAAAGAGTCTTAATTTAATTTTGGTATAAGAGTTGAGAATTAGTAGAAAACTTTAAAATTAAATTATTATGTTGATGTGTAACTGTACATTAGGTATTGATAACCCAGAGGTTTGTAAAAGGTGTTCTGCTTATATTAATTATTACAAAACAGAAATGCCTCAATATATTTATGAGGTATATGATTTTAATTTAGGTAGTTGGTATAATCCAGAAACTCATGAACTTGTAGAGAAGAAAGATGCTAAGATTATTAGATTAAGGAAAGAAGTTGAAGAATTACAAAGACTATTAGACTTTGAGAGTAAGGTGATTGATGAGAGAATATCCAGTCTAGCAGAGAGAAAGTTAGAGTTGGATAAGTTAAAGGATGAGTTGAGTAAAGCAGAGCAAGAGTAGAATTAGCCCCTTCTAAATGAAGGGGTTAATTTTTATGCAAAAATATTTGGAAGTTATAAAAACTCACTTTATATTTGTAAAAAGATTAGAGCAATGAATATCAATGTTAAAGTAAAAAGTGGTAAAGAGTTTGAAGGATACTTGAGAATATTAGCAAGTGTTCCTCCATTTAGTTTATTAAGACCTAGAGAGTTACAAGTATTAGCAGAGTTATATGCTATTAATAGTGAGAATATAGCAATTCCTGAGGAAACACGTAATAAGATAGTATTCCATAAGGATACTAGACAGAGTATTGCTGATAAGTTAGGGATTAGTGTTCAGAGTGTATATAATATTACATTAAGTTTAAGGGAGAAGGGGTTACTAGGGGATGATAAATTTATCGCTAAATTTGTTGTACCTAAACTTGATAAAATCACATTTAATTTTGTAGAGGAATAATGGAAGTTATTCAAAACCCAGATTTAATATACCTTATTAAACTATACTTACAGTATATTAGTATAGAGGATACTGATGGAGAGTTGGAATTTAAACCTAGAAAAATCAGTTTTAATAAGGATGTTGATATGTGGGAATTATATGTAGAAACAATAAAAAATAATAATAATGAAGAGACTTACGGAGATAGTGGATTTTCTAGAGTCGAACCCAGGATACCAGAAATGGGGAAAGTACAAGATTGCTAATAAGTTAGGTTGTACACCTGAACAAGTAGTTGAGGCCAAAGCATTAATAAATGGTAAAACTTTTAAAGATGAGTATGTTGCAGATTTAGAACTCTTTAAAGAATTAGGTGTTTTCCTATATAAAGTAGAATTACCTAAAGCAACTAATAGTAGAATTTTAGTAGTAGGAGATTTACATGCACCATTTACTAGGGAAGGTTATTTAGAGTTCTGTCAAGAGATTTATAGAAAGTATGGTTGTAATGAAGTGATATTTATAGGTGATCTTATAGACAACCATTTCTCCTCCTTCCATGATACTGATCCTGATGGACATGGGGCTGCAGAAGAATTAAGATTGGCTAAACAACAAATTCAACAATGGTACAAAGTATTTCCTAAAGCAAGAGTTTGTATAGGAAACCATGATTTAATTCCAGTAAGAAAGGCTTTTAATGCAGGATTATCTAAATTATGGATTAAACCTATTAGTGAAGTATTAAATACACCTAACTGGATTTATGAGGAGGAATTTTACATTAATGAGGTAATGTATACTCATGGTACAGCAAGAAAGGCTAATAAGAGAATGCACGCAGATTTAATCTCTGTAGTTCAAGGACATTACCATTCTGAGAGTTATATTGAGTATTCTGTAGGAAAATTTAAGAAAATGTTTGCAATGCAGATAGGTTGTGGTGTAGATGATAGATCCTATGCTATGGCTTATGGTAAACACTTTGATAAGATGCATATTAATTGTGGAGTTGTATTAGAGAATGGTACACTTCCTATTTTGGAATATATGAAATTATAGTTATGAAAAACCTAAACACCTACTGCCTAGGATGTGAAGTTTTACATGGTAAAAGGAGAGTTGCTTCTGTACATGTAAAAGAAGATGAAATAGATATACCACTTTGTAAGGATTGTTATATAGAGTGGCAAATAGAACAGGAATTTTTACTTAATCAAGAGGAAGACATTTATGGAGATAGTAGTTCAGAAGATTGAGAGGCAAGAGATACATCTAGTATTTGTTCAGGATGCTGAAGAGAATATTGATGATGTTTCTCCATTAGTAACATCATTGGCAAAGTTGAAGAAGATTATAAATAAACCTGGATTTAAGAATGATTTTGATAAGGGTGAGAGAGAGTTATGGAATGGTATATTTAATGAAATACTATCTGAGGAACCTGTTTAAGGAATTCAACATGATGGTGGGGATAGGGTTTATATACAGGATTAGTTATGCAACATTTACAGACTAGGCAATTAATAAGAGAGTTGGCAAAGGAATCTGGGTTAAGTATAGCGGAAGTAACTGCTATACTTTCCTCTGTTCCTGAATTTACAAAATACATTATGACTACAGAGGTTAATAAGGAAGAGGGAATATATCCAACAGTTAGAGTTCCAGGATGGGGAATATTCTATGTTCCTGAAGGAGTAAAAAAGAATGTTAAAACAGCATTAGAGAAAAGGAAAAATAAGGATGAATCTATTTGAAATGAATAATGGGGTACTTCAAATACAACCAGAAGCGTATGCACTGGAACCATTTAAAGTACTATGGACTAGAGATAAAACTAAGAATAAGGATAATGCAATAAAGGAGTTATCCTTTATTTACTTTATGGTGGATTTTACTTCAGATTTTGCAGATATATTGGAAGATTCTATTAGAGAAGTTGAGGTTAAAAAATCTTTAAATTTAGAAACTAGTTGGAAACCTGATAAGTTAGTACAGGCAGCAATGGATTTTTATAGAAGTAGACAAGAAACTGTTGCCCTTAAATTATTGGAAGATTCTAGGTTGGGTATAAGTAAACTTTCTAATTATATAAGGGACATTAACTTCAATGATGTAGAGATTAATGAAAAAACTGGTGAAGTAAAGCCCACCCATGACATAAAAAAATTCGCTGATACTATAAAACAAATTCCTGCTATTATAGCAGCATTAAAGGAGTTAGAGGATACTGTTAAGAAGGAGAGAGAAGCTGAAAAAGGTTTAAGAGGAGGAAGGAGTAAAGGAATGTATGCAGACTAGTATTGAATTAAATAGTGTTAATACACCTATTACAGAAAAGTTATTAGAGAAACTTGATGCAAACTCAAAGGCTGAATTCTATGATATATTAGAGAGAATTGAGTTTGTTAAAAGACTTGTATCCTCTACTAGGCAAAGAGCCTCTGATAGACCTAGAGATAGTAAAGGGAGAATTAAGGTTGATATAGTTAATCCTCATATACTTGAAAATATGGAGTTCTTTACAGAAAGAGCTAAATACTTTCAGGAACATGGAGTTTATACCCACTTGTATCCCAATAAAAATCCAAATAGTGAGTATAGGAAGTTCTGGGATGAGGAGAAAAGGAGATGTATAGAAGGTTATATAAGGGAAAGTGATGGTGAATGGATTACAGGATACCATTATTTTTACTTAAACTATTCCCCTATAGAGATTGTTGAAGAGTTGAAAGAAGAAGTTATTAATGGAACTTTAACTACTACTCAATTAGAGGAAGCAGTAGAAGGTGGAATTAGGAGTGAGAGGGTACAGGATTTCCCTAGAATTTGGGATGGAGATTACCTATTCTTTCATTATGTAGAACAAGGAGAAGCTGAAGGTAAGCATGGAAGTGTTCTTAAATGTAGGGGTCGAGGGTACTCCTTTAAAGGAGGCTCTATGCAGGCTAGAAACTACTTTATGATTAGGGGTAGTAAGAGTTACTCCTTTGCTTCCGAACAGGAATATCTTACTAGGGATGGTATACTCAGTAAATCCTGGGTTAACCTAAACTTTATAGATAATAATACTCCTTTTACTCAACCTAGAGATTATAAGGATACTGAAATGCATAAGAGGGCCTCCTATAAAGATGTTGATAACAAGACTGAGAAAGGTATGTTATCAGAAATTATAGGAGTTACTTGTAAGAATGACCCTAACAAAGGTAGGGGAAAGAGGGGTAAATTACTATTCTTTGATGAATCTGGTAAATTCCCAGGATTACAACAAACTTGGGCTATTGCTAGAAAGTCTGTGGAGCAAGGTAGATATGTCTATGGGTACATGATTACTGCAGGGACAGGTGGTACAAGGGGAGCTGACTTTGAAGCTGCTGAGAAGTTCTTTTACTCTCCAGATGGTTATAATATTAAGTCCTTAACTAATGTATTTGATAAAGGAGCAGTTAACACTAGATGTGCTTTATTTATTCCAGAGTATTTAAATAGAGAAGGATGTTATGATAAGGATGGTAACTCTGATGTAATTAAGGCTTTATTTGAAATCCTAATACAAAGACAAAAAGTAAGAAATAATACACTAGATGGTACAGCACTTGTACAAGAAAAAGCTGAGGCCCCAATAACTCCACAGGAAGCTGTATTAAGAGTTGAAGGTAGTATATTCCCTGTAACAGAATTAAAAGATTATCTAGCAGAAATATCTCCTAACATGGCTAGATTTGTAGCACCTCACTATGTGGGGACTTTAATACCTGAATCTGATGGTAGTATGAAGTTTGTATTTACTAATGGTACTACAACACCTATTAGAGAATTTCCCGCTACAGAGAATAAGGTAGGGGCTATAGAAGTATTTGAAGTACCTGCTAGAGTTAAGGACAACTATAGGTATATAATTGGCGTGGATCCAATAGACTCGGATGAAGTAACTTACTCTAATTCATTAGGTTCTGTTATAGTATTTGACAGATGGACTAGAAGGATAGTTGCAGAATATACTGGTAGATTAGAAACTACAAATGCTTTTTTTGAGATAGTATATAGATTAGCAATTTACTACAATGCTACCATAATGTATGAAAATAACAAGAAAGGTTTGTATGGTTACTTCCAAATGATTAAAAAGAATATTGGAATATTAGCAGATACTCCAGAGTTTATATTGGATAAACAAACACTTAAACCTAGAAATGTTGTTAATAATACTACTAAGGGTATTAATGCAACTACTGCTATTAATGCTTATGGAAGGAGATTACAGGTAGACTGGATGTTAGAGAATGCTTATGAGGAGTTTGACATTAATGCTGAGGAAACAGATGAACCTAAATTAGTAACTAATAACATACATAAGATAAGGAGTATAGGATACATCAAGGAATGTATTGCTTGGAATGCTGATATAAACTGTGATAGAGTTAGTGCTATGAATATGGTTATGTTATATGATATGGCATTGACTGAATATGGTACTAAAACTAGTAAGGAAAAAACTAATACTTTAGCTAATGATAAGTTCTTTAATAGGAAATATAGGAGTAGACATATAATGAATGATAATTAAGCTATAAAGAGGTATTTTTTCTTATTGTAATATTAGCATTTAAAATTTAATTTTGTAGATTAACATATAATAATATGAGTTTATTTGGTGTAAACCCCACATACTTTCCATCTCAGAAGAAGACAGAGAAGGAAAAGACTGAAGATTGGTTCAAAGAATGTGTGGATGTAGGAGTAGGTATTTCTCAATGGAATCAGACTAGCTTTAGAACATCTAATGTTAGACAGTCCAGGAGGAATAAACTTATTAACTATAATCTACGCAATGACATTATAGATAGAAGTGAAATTGAAAGGGTTGTAAATCCCTATGGATTAGAGGAAGGAGATTTCCCAGAAACCTATAGAAATTACCCACTTATTAATCCTGCTGCAAACTTACTTAGTGGTGAGGAAAGGAGAAGAATTTTTAATCCATTAGTTACTGTTATTAATAGTGATGCTATTACTTCAAAGTTACGTGATTTGGATGAAATGTTTGACCAGATAGTAATTGAGAACATCATTGCTAAACAGTTTGATGAAGAGAAGACTAAGAAGGAAATCCAGGAGTATGATAAGTTTAGAAACTACACCTATAAGGATAAGAGGGAAAGAATGGCTAACCAAGTGTTAAATTACTTATACCAAACACAGGATTTAGCAAAGGAGTTTAGCAGTGGATTTGAAGATTTACTTATTGCTGGGGAAGAAATATATGTAATAGAGATATTTGGTGGAGAACCTACATTAAGAAAGGGTAATCCACTTAATTTTTATACACTGAGAAGTGGTAGTTCTCCTAGAATAGAGGATAGTAATATTATTGTGGAAGACTGTTTCATGCCTATAGGTAGGGTAATAGATAGATACCATGAATACCTATCTGCTAAAGATATAGACTACCTAGAGAGTGGGCATAATACTCATGCTGTAGGTAACTCCGCAATGTTTAGTAACCAACTTGTAAATACTCCAAACATTAACTCCATTTTACAGGATGTTCAGGTTGTAGATGATTGGAATAATATATCAGGATACTATAATGGAGCATTTGACCCAGAGGGAAATATTAGGGTTATTAATGTGAAGTGGAAAGGTATGCGTAAAGTAGGCTTTATTACTAAGTTCAATGAATTTGGTGAGGAAGTTAGAGATATAGTTCCAGAGCAGTATAAACCTAATAAACAACTTGGTGAAGAAGTAAAGTGGGAGTGGATTTCAGAATGGTATGAAGGTACTAGGATTGGCGCTGATATATATGTAAAGATGGAACCCTGTGAGGTTCAAATGAGGCATAGGGATAATATCTCAATATGTATGCCAAATGTGGTAGGTACTATATTCAATGTTAACTCTAATGTGGCTAGAAGTCTATATGATGAGGGTAGGGATTTACAGTACCTATATAACCTATTTATGTATAGAACTGAACAGGCATTTATTAAGTATAAGGGTAGGATAGCTAAATTACCATTACACTTAGTACCTGATGGATGGACTATAGAGAAATGGTTATACTATGCAGAGATTATGGGATGGGCTGTAGTTGATGCTTTCAATGAATCTAATAAAGCAGCATTTAGGGGTAAACCTGCAGGTATGATGAATGAAGGTGCACCTGTTATGGATTTGGAGATGGGTAACTATATCCAGAACCATATAATGATGCTTGAGTTTATTGAGAGGAGATTGGATAATTTAATAGGGATTTCTCCACAAAGAAAGGGTTCTATAGATAATAGGGAAACTGTTGGTGGTGTAGAAAGAGCTGTGCAGCAATCTAGTAATATTACAGAGAAATGGTTTGATATACATGATTTTACTAGGAAAAGAGCTTTAAGGGCACTATTAGAAGCAACTAAAATTGCTTGGCAAGGTAAGTCATTTGTAAGGGAATTTGTACTGGATGACGGTACTAAACAAATATTAGACTTTGATGCTGAAGTATTTTATGAGGCTTCCTATGATGTAGATGTTACTAATAGTTCTGAGGATATGCGGGCTATCCAGGCTATGAGACAATTATCAGATAGACTTCTACAAGCAGGTATTTCTCCAAGTCTTATTGCTGAGTTGTATAGAACCAAGAGTCCTGCAGATTTTCAACGTAAAATGCAAACTTATGAGGAGAACCAACAACAAGCTGCTGCAGAACAGGCTCAAAGAGAACAACAACTTGCTGAGGCCCAATTACAAATTGAGGAAAATAGGTATCAGGATGAGTTAGATTTAGAGTATGAGAAACTGGATAGGGAAGATATTAATAAGCAGTTAGATAGGGAGAATGATATATACTTAGAGGAAATTAAGGCTATGTCATTTGATCCTAACAAGGATACTAATATGAATGCTATACCTGATGTATTAGAACAGGGTAAATTAGCATTGGAAAATACTAAAATAGCCTTTGAGCAATCTACTAAGATTAAGGAATTATCTGATAAGAAAACTATTGAGGATAAAAAGATTGCTTTAGAGGAAAAGAAGATGAAACATGCAGAGAAACTTCAGAAGATGAAGGATGAAGCTGCTATGAGAAGGGAAAAATTAAAAGCTAAAGTTGCCAAACAAAATAAGGTTTCGGGAGAGAAGTAAACTATGTGGATAAACCTACAAGGACACTATGTTAACTTCAACCTAGTTAAAAGCTTTTATAGGGATGGTAAAACCATAGTATATACAACTAATGAGAAAACAATACTATACTATGGTAGTGCTGATAAAGCAAAACGGGTAGAAGATTTTATTGTAAAAGTATTAAATGGAGATTTATTAACACCAATTATAAATGAAGACAAAAAGGATTAGTGATAACATTGAGAAGATATTAAATGCTCAAATAGCCAATGAAATGAATAGTTCTGCTTTATACAGAGCTATGGGGAACTGTTTAGAGTATAATGGATGGGTAGGAGCAGCTAAACTATGGAAGAAATATAGTACAGAGGAAACTGGACATGCAGAGAAGATTATAAACTATATGCAGGATAGAAATTGTATGCCTATAATTCCTGCTACTACATTACCTCAACAGAAGTTTGAAGGTATTGAGGATATAGTTGCTAAGTCTGATGAGCATGAAATTCTAATAAGTAGTCAATGGAAAAAGATTGCTTCAGAGGCTATGAAGGAAGCAGATTTAATGACCTTTGAATTAGCACAACAATTTCTTCTGGAGCAACGAGAAGAGGAGATGAAAGTCCTATACTGGTTAGATAAGATAGAAATGTACAAGAAGACTAATAAACCATTAGGAGATTTGGATGAAGAAATGGGTGATAAAGTTTAAGCTATAAGGAAGTAAATAAATGTATACTAACTTATTGATATATTGTAATATTGATTTTATATTTGTAACAATTTGAAAAACTAGCAAAGATGAGTAAGGAAAAAGAAGAGCAAATTGATGATGTATTTGGGGAAATAGACTTTGGGGATTCCATAGATATTTCCATTGATGAAGAGGGTGTAGAAAATAGTAATTTAGATGCACCAATTAGAGAGGAAGATATGCTTCCTTTCCATAAAGAAGAAAAGCCGAAAGTTAAGGATACCAAGAAACCTGCAAAGGAAGAGGTAGATGATGAGGAACCAGAAGAGGATGAAGAAGATGTTGATGATAAAAAGACCCCCTCTCATAAAGAAAGTCAGTCTAATGCTGGCTCTTCAATTGCTCTAGTCTTTGCCAAGTTTCAGAATGAGAGGGGTGTTCTTTCTAATTTTGATGAAGAGGAGTTAACTAGGATAGTGAAAGAGGAAGGTGAAGAAGCTGGACTTGAGTACCTATATGATAGTGAAGTTGAAGCAAGGGTTGAGGAAGTTAAGAAGATGTATGAAGATGATATTAAGGAATATATTGCCTTAAAGGATTCTGGTATAGATTCTGGTAAAGCTTTGGAACTTGTATCAGCTAAAACTGCTTTTGAGAATATTACTGCTGACCAACTAGAAGATGAGGATGCAGTAGACTTGCGTAAGAAAGTATTAATTCAGGACTTAAAGAATAATACCAGATACTCCGATGAGGATATTGATGAGATGGTAGAGAACTGGATTACAACTGGTAAGGATATTGAAAAGGCTAAAAAGGCTTTACCTAATATTAAGAAGTTTAATGAGGAGAAAATTAAGGCTGAAAAACAGGCTGTAATAGATGCTGAAAAAGCTGCTCAGAAAGCTCAATTGGAAAGTAAGGCTAAACTTAAAGAGGCTATCTACAACTCTAAGGAAATTTTAGGACAACCTATTAATAAGGTAACACAGCAGAAATTGGAGAAGTTTATGACTGAACCAATTGGTAATTCTCCTGATGGTAGACCTATATATGGAGTACAAGCATGGTTTGCAAAGAATCCCCAACAGGCCCAAATTAATCTAGCCTATGCAATTATGACTGGATTACTGGATGGTAAGATGGGTACTGTTAGAGAGAAAATAAAAAGCTCTGTTGTAAAGGATTTACATGAAGGACTTAAAGTAAAAGGTGCAAATCTTGATGGACTTAGTTCAGAGGTAGATGAAGGTGAATCTTCTATATCAATTTTACAGAAAACTTTTAAATTTTAAACATAGTATAAACAATTCTTTAAATTATAAAAAATGAGTGTTAAGATTAGTAAAATGCAAATCCTAGACCCTTCTTATTGGGGCAAGCTTACAAGAGAAGCTCACTTAGGATGGATGGGTATGCAAGATCCTCAATGGATTAGCAAATTCATTGATAGGGTGTATGAGGTGAATTATGGGGCTGATAATATTGTATCTTTTATTGATAGATTCCCTACTAGATACATGGATGATGATACCCCATTCCGTTGGGCTTTACAAGGTTCAGAGGAAAGAAATATTCCACTTGTAAAGGCAACTATGACTGCTTCAACTTCTGCTTCACAGATTACAAATTCTGATAGAGCAGGTTTAGGCTTTGGAGTATTCTATATGTGGTTTGCTGAGGATTTCTTCAGTGCAACTTCAGTGATGGTTGGGCATCACCCAGAGAAGTACTCTTTGAGGGTAACTAAAGATGCTATTCAAATTGGTGAGTACTTTGTATATGAGGTACAACTTGTAACTGGTGACAATACTAAGTTTATTGACTATGAAGAAGTAGCTGCTGGTACACTATGGTCAGAGGAGTATGGTCTAATTGAGCAAGAATTCTCTGTACGTGGTAATGATGTTAAACATGCTAGTCACTTTATAATGGAGAATACTTTCTCTATGATTAGTAAGAACTATGAAGTTCCTGGTAATATGATCCGTAAAGGTAAAGTTGCTCCTTTGGCATTTAAATTTACTGACCAGAACGGTAAGGAACATACTTCATGGATTTCTAAATTAGAGTGGGACTTCCTAGTACAATTCCGTAGGGATAAAGCACGTCTTCTTTTAGGTGGTAAATCTACTAAGACTGCTGAAGGTGGTTATGCACTTAAAGGTGAATCTGGTAACACCATCAAAGCAGGGTTTGGTCTATATGAGCAAATGGAAGGTGGGAACTTACTATTCTACAATGATTTCTCATTGAAAGCTTTAACCGACTTTGCTATGGATATTTCTGTAGGTAAAGTTGCTGAAGATAAGAGACAACTTGTACTTTCTACTGGTGAGTATGGTGCATACCAACTACACAAAGCTCTTGCTGAAAGAGGTGGTGAGATTGCTTGGTTGCGTAGTGACCATAACCTAGCTAGACTTGGTGACGGTAAGATGAAACTTGCTGAAGGACAATTTGTAGAGTATGAATTTGTTAATGGTATCAAATTCAAACTTATGATTGATCCTATGAAGGATGACCCAATTAGGAATAAAATCCGTGACCCACGTGGAGGTTTTGCAAGTTCATATATCTATGATATTTGGGATTTTGGTACAACTAATGGTAAACCTAATATTCAACGTGTAGCTGTTAAAGGTGATGAAGAAATTTATGCTTTTGTTCCAGGTATGCGTGATGGTTTCAGTAACTATAATAATCTATCTTCTCCAAGAGCCGTAAGTTCATTGAAAGATGGTTACTCTGTACGTAAGATGTTCCAAGGAGCAATCCAAGTAAATAACATCTTAAAGACTGGTAGGATTATTCCTTCTATTCTACGATAATAATTGGTATAGTAGGGGATGAAAAATTCCCCTACTTTTTCTTTGAAATATTAAATATTTATTTTAAATTTGGCAAAATTTGATTATACTAGATAAACAATTAATTAAACTATGAGCAGAGAAGAAGCATTAGAAAAAGGTATTTTGGAGGATAGGATAGTATTTTTAAGACCTATTCCAAAGAAGAGTGATATGGTTAATGATACAAAGCATATTGCTTTCTTTAAAATGGAGGGAGCTAGTGATAGATACACCCTCAAGATGGATGATAAAACTAAGAGGATTATTAGCCCATTTAAAGGAGGTAAGAACTTTACTGCAGAGGAAGAAATGAAGTACTTCTCAGAAGTAGTAGGTGAGGACTTAAATCCTTTTAAAAAAGATAATTCTTACTGGGGAAGTAATTATATAGTAATTACTAAAACTCCAGAACTAATGGCAATAGGTAAGAGGTTTGATTTATCTGTACCATTGGAGAATTTAGAATATAAAGTTCTTTTAACTTGGGAAAAGGAGATTGCACCAGATTGGGATAGTAGATTTAATGGTGACTTTAGATATGCCTTTGTAGGAGAAGATTATGAGGAAAGAAAGGCTATGTCACAAATTGATGAGGCTATTAGAATTGGTGAGGTTATTGGCGGTATGAAGAATAGTACCAAAAAGATGAAGAGTTTCATCAATATGTACTTCCAAGGTAAACATAGAATGAATACTGTACCAGAGGATGCTGATACAGAGTTTTTGGTAAAAGAATTAAAGAAAATTATAGATAGTGATAAGGAAGGTTTCTTGAATTTAGCAGATGATCCTTACTATAAGGATAAAGAATTAATTGCAACAGCAATTGCTAAAGGAGCTATTACAAGAAAGGGCGTTGGAACATATATTATTGAGGGTATTGCAGAAGAGTATAATTACATGCCTTTAGTGAAACAATTCCATGCTTGGGCAGAGACCCCTACTGAACCTATCTATGCTAAGATAAAGGCTATGTGTAAATAGCATAAATAATGTTCAACTAATAAATAAATTGAAATGACTTTAAGTAAAATTAAAAAGGTTGGTGTTTTCAGCAACTCTGCAGATTCTGAGGAAATTGTGGCTAGGGCTAAACATGTAAATCCAATCATTGATAAAGTAAATGATATATCATCTGAAGATGGTATACTTAATGTGGGTAATGGTAGTGCAAGTTCCCCATCTATTCAAGGTACAGGTGCTGCTGGTGTTATTGTTACAGCTACTACAGCAGGGTTTACTACTGCAGGTTCACATGAAGCTGTACTATCTGGAGCTGGTAGATGGATAGTAGCTAGTACATCAACAACTGGTGGATTAGGTATAGATACTACTAAGGGATTAGTACCTGTAATGATATGCATTGCTCCTGATAATATTGCAGCAGGTGCAGGTGGTGCTATTACTGTGGACAATTATTGTACTACTATTAATGCAGATGCTGGTGGAGATGCCTTTACATTGGCTGATGGGGTTACTCCTGGGCAATTAAAGAAAATAATTTTTGTCGCTACTGCGGGTGGTACAGGTGTAGTTACTTCTAAGTTTACTGGTGCTAGTACAACTTTAACATTTACAAATGCTGGTGAGTATGCTATTCTTATGTGGAATGGTGCATATTGGATTGGAGTAGAGTTAAGTAGTGTTATTACTACTACAGATGCCCCTGAATTTGCTTAATAAAATTTTTGTTTAACCTAATATTATATTGAAATGATTAATGAAAGAAATGCTAGTTACATTTATATTCAAAATGTAGCTTGTGGAATCTCTGATAATGCCGCTTTTGATACTGCAGCCTCTGGTTCTGTAGTTATTGCAAAAGGAACAGGACTTGTAGAATCTGGTTCAGCACTTGCTGCTACAGATGTTTATAGGGTGGTTCAGAAAAAAGCTGATGGTACTTATGTATTCTCTCCTTACTTCAACAGTTCAACAGTTAGCAATGCTAAGAAGGTTGTTTATGCTGCTGCTACTGAACAAGTAAGTTACTGGGGATATGATGGTACTTATAATACCACAGGATTAGGAACAATTACTACTGGTAATACTTATACCTTACACTTTGTTCTTAACCATACTAGAAATATTTATAACAATGCCCCACAGATTAAGACTGTGCCTTATAAAGCAATGTCTACTTCTGAATCAGCTTTAGCTGCTGGATTGCATGCACAATTTCTACGTACATTCTCTTTAGATAGAGAACCTGCTCAAACTATTAAATGTGAAAGAGTTTACTCTGGTGCACAGTTAAATGCTTTGGGTACTGCTACTGCTGCTTTAACTAATGGTTCAAATGCAGTTGTATTTAGTGAGGATATGACTTCTCTTGTAACTGCTGGTACTATTCTAAGATTTGGTACTTCTGGTGCAGGTACTGCTCCATGTTACATTGTAACAAGTCATAATAGTGGTTCTGGAGCTGCTAGAGTTTACTACTTAGATGTTCCTTATCAAGGTGCTACTACTGCTGCTTTGGCTGCTAATACTGTAGAATCTGCTGCTACTGGTGGGTACTGGGGATTAAAATTCACAGGTGTTGCACAAAGTTTTGATCCTATTGTTGACTCTTTAACTAACAATAAGGTATACTTTGATATTACCTCTGAGGATTTTGGTTCTGTAGTTGAGTATAAAGCTACTAAAATGAGTCCTGGTTCAGGTACTTACCCACAGGTTGCTTATCAAGAAATTTACTCACAGTTCTTGGATAAATCTCCAATTGTATCTGTTAGACCACGTACTAAGTATCGTCAAGAAGCTAATCCTAATTATACTTATACTTTGTATACATTCACAGTAAATACTTCAGATATTCATTGGAATGCTACTGGTATCAATAACAAGTCTTATGTGAATATTACCATAGCTGTTAAGAGTGATTTAGCAACGGATATTGGTTACTTTGACACAGTTCTTGGAGTATCCTAATACTTCTAGTAAAGGGGAACTAAAAATTCCCCTTTATTTTTATATATAAAATTTGGAATTTTCATTTATTTAATTTATTTTTACAAGTTAAATTTCAACTATGGATACTAAAGACAATAGACTTAATATAAGTTCTGTAAGTAATGATGCTTTGGAACAATTAGACAGAAGGAATCATGCTTTAGATGGTGCTGTATTCTTAACTTCTACCTCTAATTTTGGTGGTGGTGCAGGTATTGCCCCTACTAGGAGATACTCAGGATTTATAGTTTTATCAGTTCCTACAATAACATCAATAACCTTTACAGATTCTAGTAAGTATTTATTTGCTACTGGAGAAGATATTACCACAGTAGATGAGTATTTTTTAGAGGGGCAATATTACCCATTGGATTTTACTACACTTACTCTTACTGCAGGAGTTTTAATGCTAATTCAAAAACCTTAATAGGATATGACAGCACAGGAGATGGAGTATGAATGGAAAATAACCTATGAAGCTATAGCATCTATGGCTGCACCAGGTTATACTTCTAGGGAAATATCTGTATTCTTAACACAGGCCCAAGAGGAAATTGCCATTGAATTTGCACAAAATATTGATAAGGATGACTACTCTAGAACTGTATTAGAGAAACTATTAACTGCATATCGTAATCCAGTTCCAGTAGAAAATAGTGATATTATACCTTCATCTGCTACAAATAGGGTTTATAATGTACCAAAACCTGCAACATTCTTCCATCCATTCATAGAATTTGCTGTTACATCTACAGGTACAAGAAGTTGTAAACCTATAGATTATGAATCATATTACACCAATATAAGTAATCCTTGGTCTAAGCCTTATGTAGATTTATACTGGAGGTTGTACCATAATGGTTACTTAATGGTTATTACAGATGGTACAGTTCTTACCAATCTAAAAGGACTATATGTAGCAAAACCTGACCCTATAATTACTGCAAATATTTCTCCTAATACAATTGATGGAGTATCAGCAATTACTGATATGTCTACAGCTAGGGTTCTAAATCCAATTGTACACAGGGAGATTGTATATAGAGCTGCTAAGAAAGCATTTGCTGCTCAGAAGGATCAGGCAGGTTATCAAATTCAGAACAATGAGGAAAATAATTAATAATCATTTTTTTAAAATGTAAATCTATGCAACTCTCTCAACATGCCATTCAATTAGTAATTTATCCATTAATAGTATTAGCAATAAGTGGTGTGGTAACGTTAGCGGTACGTTCAATAATAAAATACTTTAATAAACTTAATGCTACTTTAACAAAATTGAATGAAACTATACAATTAATTATATTAGATCAAACTAAAGTACATGCTGAACAAGATAAAGAAATAAGTCTTATACAAGAAGAACTTGATACAGCAAAAGTAATTAGAATAAGTCAGAGAAAAGATATTGATGAACTATTTGAAATAACAAATAAACATACAACAGAAATAGAAGTTTTAAAAAAAGTTACGGAGGGTAAATAATGGCACTAAAGATGAATTTTACTATAGTTGAATCTGCTAATGGTGAATATTTTACCTTCACAGATACTACAGGGGATTACAATGTAACTACAAATCCTACTGGATGGGGTTCTCCCAATTATACGAAGAATTTAGTTACAAATCCTGTAAGATTACTAGTAAGTTATGATAGTACAAATTATTACTATACTTTTGCTAGTTTAACAGAATTAGCCTCTATAGAATTGACTCCTTCAGATATTGGGCTTACAGGAGATACTTTTGAGGATGGGATTTATACATTTCTACTGCAAATAAGTCCTGCAGGTGCTGGGTATAGTTCAGACTATACCTACACATACTCTGAAGGATTTGCTGCTATAATTACTGGTAGTAAGATAAAAGAGTTTTTAAGTTACAGACCTTATCTGGATTATAAAAGTAAGGATGAGATATTGGAGAATATGCGGTTATTGAATAACTTAGCCTATGCAGCATCTACTGGTAATACTACTGCATTTAGTGAGAATTTATTGATATTACAACAATTAGACTAATATGACAAATCAGGAATTAGCAGCAGTTATAACCTCTATAAAAGTACAGCATTTAAACTGCTATAATACCTATTTTTCTAAGATGGGTATAGGAAGTTTAATAACTGGCAGTAGACAGAGAGAAGTATTGAAGGCTACAGATTTATACCTTCAAATTTTAGAGTATTACTATGGAATTCCTGAGAGTGTTAGGGAAGATGAATCTCCTATAACTGAAGATGAGGTTCTTGAGATTATAGGTGAAGCTAATAATTTACTATTAACTTTCCAATCTCAATACTATGCTAAATAACAATCAATCCTCATATACATTTGGTTCAATAAGTACTTATACAGGGGCTACTCCTATAGATATTAATCCTGAGGAAATTAATAGTACTGAGTATTCATTTCAATTTGTAGAACCTGTAGGAGGAGGCTCTAGCACAATAATAACTGATTATGTACCTAAATCTATAGGTGGTACATTTGACTCTTTAATAGGTTACACAACAGATTTAACTTCTTCAATAATTAGTAATAATCATATTACTAACAAGAAATATGTAGATGATGCTATTGCTGCAGCTTTAGGAGGTGGTTCAGTAATAGACTATTCTTTAGCAAGACCTTATTTTTCATCT